AATTTATTTGCTCTTTCTATTTCATCATAACGAAATCCAATACCCATTTTTACTTTTTCGCGTATATGTTTATACCACCAATCCCATATAGGTCTAATTTTCATTTCAGTTGTGCAGTATCTTCTCAATTTTGAAGGCAAAAAACCACCTTTTTTACAAACATTATCAAAAGATTCTCCAGCAACCCAAATAATTTGATTTCCTAACATTTGTTCAAGTTCCATCATCAAATATAAAGTTGCATCATCTTCAGCAGTTGCAATAAATTCTTTTCCTATTTTATTAGATACATATTCTATCAATTTTTTGTCTTTTGGTGCTGCTTTTGGTTCATCAATTGTAACAAGTGCAAAAATGTTATATTTTGCTGGATAGTGTATTGCCATATATGAGCTGGTCTTTCCACCACTTAATGAATTAATTGTTTTCATAATTATTTTTTTTGATAGTGATCACCAATTTTAAAAATAGATCCTTCGTTGATCCATTCTTTTACTATTTTTTTTGCAGTGCTTTGTCCTTTACCCGTAAATTCTGCAAAATCGGAAATTAGATCCTTATAGGTTCTATTCTCAAACAATAGTTTATTGATCAATGATGTTTTTTCCATTCCGTATATATATGATCCCTTTTGCACTGGATCAGCATTCACTTGATGCCAGTTTCCCCCAGTGTACTGAATGGAAATAGGATCAAAATCATCAGTAGAACGCAAAAATGTCGGAATAAGATCCAATGTCTTTTTATCCTTATTCTTTTCAATCTTTAATACTGATTGACTTTTTCTATCTAAATAAGATCCAATATGTCCAATACTATTTTGATCCTTTTTTCCAAGATGCAATACGCAAAGAATCAGTAGATCATGTTGCTTTGTGATTTTTTTCAGCCATTGTACCAAATAAAAACTTTGCTCCACTGAATTAAAATCCGCAATTAGATCCAGTATTCCGTCAATAACCAAAACGGAGCAATCTTTATTCTCTTGTAAATAGATCTCAATCATTGACTGAATGTCTTGCGGAGAATCTTCCCGAAATAGGAATGAATCAAAATTGTGCGGAAGGGGATCACAAATTATTTGTGATCTTATCCTTTCCAGCACCCGATAATAGTCAAAATCCGAACTTTCCGTATCAATGTAGCAGATCCGCTTCCTTTCCTTTGGAAAGTTTATTTTCATCCCGAATATATCCCAGTGTGTGAATGCGGAAGCAATTGCACTGGTGATGAAAGTTGACTTTCCCGCTTTGGGCAGACCCTGAAAACAAACAAACGATTGACTTGTCCCTATATTTTTACCTTGAATGGAAAAAATTACGTTTTCTTCAGGTGGTTTGTAGCCATTGCGAAATTTTCGGGAATTAAGTTTTTCGTGTAGATCATTTGTCATTGGTTCACACGTTTTGAATTATTCCACTTTGCTTTTCACTTTCAGTTTCCAAAAATGAACAGAATTTTTCTGCCAATTGATAACAATATTTTATTGTTGTATCGTTCACTGGTTCATCTGCCCAGTTGGTATTATTTGTTACATGAGCTTTGAAAATTTCAAGTGCCACCGCCTCTTGTTTTGTGAATCCAGTCATCAGTATAACTTGTCCGAACTTGTCCTGAATGGGATGCACTGCATTGGCTGGAAGATCTTTGTTTTTGTTCATTTTTTATTTGATTATTGGTTAAACAATGGGGGCAAAGTGCTAACCCCACCTTGCCCCGATATTTGGTAATTGTGAAATGCTTTTGGCAATTAATACACCTCATTTTGCTTTGCCTTATTCATTTCAGCTATTTTGTCGCAGTATTTTACAAAATCTTCCATTGCGTATTTCATGGAAAATCGGCGAAGAAAGTAAATTTTTGTTATTCCTTCGGAAGCATATTCTTTGTCCGAAATTAAAATAAAAGGATCTCCATTAGATACGAATACCTCAAAAAAGATCTTTTTTCCGTTCATCATTGCTGGTTTCATGTGCTTAGTTTTATTTTATTTTAATATATCCAAAAAATATCCAAGTTATTGGTACAACAAATATTTGCAACAATCTTGAAAGAAAATTTGATTGACTTTTGATATAAATGCAATAGTCAAATTTTTTAAATTTGGGAGTTTTATTTTCCATTAAAATTGCAATTTTAAGTTTTGAATATCAAAATCCAGTTGTTCTATCATTCCTTCAATCAAGATCCTGAGTTCACTTTCCATGTTAAACGGCGAATCTTGCTGGTAGATCGTGTGATATTCCTTATCCGCAAAAAAATGGATTTGAATGTTACTGAATTTTTTTGAATTTAACATCCTTTGCAGTTTTTTTTGTTTCTCTTGCAAAAAATGTATCTCATCAAATAATTCCTTTAGATCGTTATACATTGGGTTCATTCTGCAAATTTTTAAGTTGATAGAATAGACCGAATTCAAAACCGATCTTTAGCAGATGAAAATCATCATAATAGTATAAAATGAATCTTTTCGGATCGTTTACATACTGATCATGCCGAATATTATTTGACTTTAGGAATTCTTCCCAGTACCGATTTGGATCGTAATTTAGAACGATAGTTGCCATTTTAATAAGGTATTTTTTTGTTAGATAAATTTAAAATTACATATTTGGGATATCTTGTTTTCACCTTATTAATAGCATCTTTTTTATCTTTTGCTGGAATAACAAGATCAATATACCTATTCATATAAAATACATTAATGAAAAATAATCTATTTGCCATCTTGAATTTTTTTAATGAAAAAAATGGTTTCAACTAAGATTAACAATGCAAGACAAAATGGTAGGCATAGAAAAAACCATACCCAGCCAATTAGATAAGCTGCTAATTTGATCATAAATTCCAAATTGAATCCGAAAAGCAAATAAAGATAGCCAGTAGAATAATGGCTACAATGGTCAGTGCAGATTTTTGTTCTTTTGACATGGTTTTACGTTTTTTTAAGTTTAAAAATCATTTGTCAGGACAATATTAAACAACTTTTTATGAAACCACCAAATTTTGAGCAAAAAAAATGGGGAAAAATAGAAATTTTCCCCCGTTCATTTGAATACAACTGATTATGACCCTACTAAGATAGGAATAATTCCCGTTCTAATATTCTTCTATTTGTCAATCCCTTAACCTCTTGTCCGTTCACCTTATTCCATCTTAGGAACTGATCCGCAACTTGCTGGATAGGTGCTTTGCTATTCAATAATCTTAACAATGTAGATCTTTGAAATGCTCCAAGACCAATGTTATAGACCAGTGATGTTAACGCACTTTTTTGGTTAGACGTTATTGGTACTTTAATTAACTTATCTATTCCCACTTGCCTTTGTGCAATTTCCTTTTGCAGCCAGTCCAGTGCAGTAGCTTTGCTAATTTGATCACCTTCTTTTACCCTTACACCAGTGTAAGGATTTTTTATTGATCCGTAACCAATTGTCCAGATCCCGCCTGAATCCTGATAGCTTTTCAGCCTTAAGCCTTCAAATTTTGCAATCAGTTTTTCTGCACTCACTTTTTTTGATATTAATAGCAGCAGAATAATGGCTGCAATGATCAAATATTTTTTAGTGGGTATCATGATCTTTAGCGAATAAGCCAGTCAAAAATGCACCTACACCAGCCAAGATCAATGCCCAGTCCTTTTTGCCTACACCATCCGCAATAAGAGTTACACCAGTAACCGATCCGAATAAAGTTGTTTTCAGGTTTGCTAATATCCTTCTCATTTTTTCTTTTTTAATTGTTTGTAACCTACCGCAATAGAAAAACCGCATGAAATAGTGGATGCAACAACAAATACCAGTTGTGCGACATCCGATATATCTTGCATTCCAATTAGCGAAAAGAATATAGTGCTAATTGTTGCAATATGGGTGGGTTCAGTTTGCGGCATTGTTTTGATCATCTTTTTTTTCTTCAAAGTGTTTTGCAATTACGTTGAATGCCTGAATCAATGTCATTGTTTCATTCAGGTTTTGGTAATTGCCTTTAGCTACACCAAGATCCAGTGCAGATTTAAGTACCTCAAGAGATTGTTTTTCGTTCATTTTGTCAAATTTGAATTGTTATTAAATAAGAGTTAACCCCAGTTGCAATGAGATCCAAAGATAGGCATCATCATTGATGTCAGGATTTGCATTCCAGTCAATATAGTCCTGACCCTGAATAGTCAGGTTACCTTGAGCCAGTTGCAGTTCAGTAACATCTAATATATTCCAATAGAAAGTTGCACTACTGGAAAGGTTATCATTAATGATATAAGCATTAAGCCATACACCTTGCTTATTTTGTCCATTTACCCAAATGTTTACGGGTTGAATTGCTTTCATTTTATTTATATTTTAAACGTTTAATAAGGCTATTTTATAGTTTGTCCCATCCAAGTTTACAATCAAATGCAAACCAGCAGAACCACCAGCAGTTGCAGAAGTTTGTCCATCAATTCTTACACTGCCATTTACATAAAGTTTTTGACCTTGATTAGTTGTACTACCCAATAATAAGTTACCCCGGATAGCAGTATATGAAGTGCTGGAATTACCGATTATGGTTGTATTTGATCCAAGACCAGTTTCATCATCACCAATAACGATTTGATTTGATTGTGAATTGCCTAATGCTTTTGTATTTCTACCGATGAAAATTGAAGTATCTGCAATACTTAATGAAGTAACTCCACCTGATATTTTCGTACCAGCCAAATATCCAATAATTACATTATTTGAAGCATTGTTTATATTCCCAGCATTTCCACCAATTATTGTATTATTGTTACCAGTTGTGTTTGAATATCCAGCTCCATTACCAACAATAGTATTATTTCCACCAGTTGTGTTTAAAAATAGAGCATCTACACCCAAAATAGTATTAGTGGTAACATTACCACCACCTCTACCAATTCTTACATTATTGATCCTTGCGTCAGTGCCAACAATGTCAAGACGGAAACCCGCATCTGTCGTAGTTCCCAAAAGTAAGCTACCATTTAGATAATTTCTCGCAGTACCTGAACCCCACAAACCAGCACCAGCGTTATTTGTCCATTCAATAGTTCTAAAATCAGTAGCAGAAGTTAATGTAGGATTAATATATAACGCTCTTGTAATACCATTTGCACCGCCAGTTTGATTAATAGTAGGTTCAATATATATGTTATTGTGTGTTGTAGTACCTGATGTTGGAGCAAATGTTCTTACACTTGAAACATTGTTAATATTACCAGTCGTTATACTATTATATGTTGAACCTGAAAATGAAAAAGCACCAGCAGTTCCAGTTGCATCACCACTTGAAAGGTTATAAAAAGATAAATTAGCACCATTTAAATTGATCGATGCTTGTGATGTTGTTATTGGTAATATTCTTGGTGCTGAAAATGTACTATTTCCTATTGCTATTGCTCCATCTCCTAAACATCTAAATACATTAGAAGTACTATTTAAAATTGCAAAACCACTATTTGTAATACCAACCGAAGAATAGGTAAATCTTGAAGTGCCAACAATATCTAATTTAAAACCAGCATCAACACTTGTTCCGATCAATAACCTTGATCCAGTACTGATCCTCATCACCTCAGTGGCATTAGTTGTTTGCCACATTCCGAATAACAAAGGATTTGCACTGGCAGTAGTTATACAAATATCACCAGCAGCAGAACCCTGGATGAAATTATTTGTCGCAGTGGCAAGACCAATAGCGAATCTTTGGGTTGCAGCAGATACGGCATTGTCAATCCTTATGGAAGGTGAAGTAGATCCCCATACCCTTAAATGATCATCGCCAGTAGTATTGGTAATTTGTGCAGCACCGCCACCAGTAGCATTATTTGTTCCTACCAAAAATTTATTTGTGGCATTGTCCCACCACAAATTGTTTGATCCACTTACAGCTGAAGCACCCGACCAAAATGTAACTTGTCCAGCAGCACCGCTACCACTTATACCGCCACCACCTGAACCAGCTATTTGCACCCATGCAGTGCCAGTATCACGAAACAATCCATAAGGCGAGTCAGTAGCAATAAATATTCTACCAACTATACCGAATGTAGGTCTATTTGCAAGGACATCCGAAAAGAACATCGGTGTCCCCCGTTGATTTAATATCTCAAATGCTGGTTGAATCATTTGTAAAGTTTTCTAATTACCAACAAATTGTTATTTGGGCTGGAATAAGTGCTGAATGATATATCGTATTCAGTAGTA